TCACATGTATGGTGATTTCACTAGTGAATGGGATAAATTCTTGAAAGATAAAGATATGACTATTATGGGAATTAAACCTTGGTTTATTAACTCTGATAAAGTTTATCCTTGGACTGATATGACTTCATACGCAGTTAATTTCTATCAAATTGCATCTCAATGTAAGTATGTAATTGCTCCACTTGCAGATAATTTCTTCAACAAGTGTAAGAGTGATTTGAAATACTTGGAATGTTGTGCAGTAGGTAGAGTATGTTTATGTAGTGACTTTGAAGATAGTCCATATCACTATGCTCACGATTTACAGAAGATTCCAGTTAAAGCAACTGTTAAACAAATAGAATATGCGTTTAAACAATGTGAAGAACACTATGACGAAATTGTGAAATATCAATATGATTACTTGAATAAACGATGGCTAGAAGGAAACTTAGATAAATACCGAGCCATATTTGATAAACCTAAAGTTCAAATATAACAAGAAAGGGTCCCATTTGGGACCCTTAATTTGTTTATGTAAGTAGTTTAGATTACATTACAACAACTTGGTTAGGGAGCTGGTCCTTAACGCAGATGTAAGCAACACCACGAGGTTCTACTACACCAGCGATAGCAGCAACTGCCCAACGAGTCTTATTAGTACCAGCTTCTACGTTAACGGCACGAGCACAGTGAACTGTGATTCCTTCAATACCACTAGAAGTCAAGTCGGCATTAGACCAATCCTGTTTCTTCAAGGTATCAAATTCCATAGTACCATCAAGACGAATAATACCAGTGTAATAGAGACCTTCTTTAATTGTGTTTACAAGTTTCTTGTTAGCAAGACCAGAAACAACTACAGTAGAACCATCTTTCAAGATAGCTTCTTTAGTTCCCTGACCGGCGAAATCAACTGGACGAACTTTAACATTACCATTGGAAGCATCTTCAATAGCGATGAAAGCTTTGTAACTAGAGGTCTTATTACCAACCAAGTTTGTAGCCATAACATCTTCAATGAAGAGTGGAGTACCAGCTGGGATTGTTTCAGTTACACCATTGAGCTTGATAGTGTCAGCAGTTACACCCTGTGTATAAGTATTAACTGTAGCAGAAGCAAGTTCGGATGCCAATTCAGCAGAGATTTCAAGAGAAGGCAAGAACTGTTGTTCACGATAGTCAGTTCCACCAACATTACCAATCATACCCTTCTTATAGAGTGGTTCGGCATCAACTGGTGTGAAACCCTTACCACCGGCAGGAAGAATAGATTCAATCATTGGGTCAATGAAACCATAGCGGTCTTCAGTAGAAATAGAACGCAAGAAACCATTAGCCTTGGTCAATGGCATCCAACCAGCACCAACGAATGCGGTATTAGCACGACCCAAGTCTTCGGAAATTACATCCTGAACAAGACCTTCAATAAGAGCTTTACCATTTGGCTGAGCAATTTCTTTGTCCCAGTTTACATCGGTAACAGCTTCTACGAAGTCAGTATCAATCATGACGTTACCAACTTCAATCTTCTTCTTAACAGAACGTTCTGTTAACTGTGAAGACTGACCAGTAATATCTTTACCACGAACATACTTACCAGCGTCTTTAACAACGAAAGTATATTCTTCACCATTTCTCTTACCGACCAACTGGTCACCAAAGTAAGATTTAGAACCAACGGTCAAATAACCAGCGGCTTCAGCAGCACGAACGTTAATAAGGTCGGTCAACTCGTTTGTAACAAATGCGTTATTTGTAGGCATAATTTATATTCTCCATTAATGTTTATGATTATGTTCGGTTAACCATCTGTTCCAATAATTTCTATCTTTAACAGTTGGTGTAACCGTTGTTGTGTTATTTGTGATTTGCTTTCCAATGACTGGAAGAGCAGGTTTGGTTGTTTCAGGTTGAACTTGTGGAACTGGTTGAACTGGTTTATATCGTTTCTCCAAGATTTCATCTGCAACTACTGCAATGTTTCTCTTTAGAGATTCTGGGTCAGAACTACGAAATACTCTAGCAAGTAATCCTGGATTCTTCTCTAAATCCATCAACTCTTTCAAGACTATTGGATAATCATTGAGAGTTTCAAGATAACCGAAGACTACACCATTTGGGTCACGTTCTTGAACTGCTTCAGCAAAGTATTTCCCTTTCTCCGCAATCATTGTATTATATTCCTGCAATTCTTGGGGGTCCTGGAAGCATCGTTCAGTTATGATTCTATCCCTTTCCAAATCGTAATCATGCTGTTCTCTTTCATTCTGCTGACGTAATGCATTAATTTCATCCTGCATATCACGTTTCTTGAATTCCCAGTTTACATACGATTTAGGATCTGGTGTTCCATCTTGATTCTTGAAGTATTCATAATCCAAACCTTTCTTTCGTTCAAGTTCGGCTTCAAGTTCTTTAATACGAGCCTCATATCTCTGTTTCTGTTGTCTACGTTTATCTTTCTCACGAATGAAAGCATAATCACGCTTACTCATTGTTGGGAATTTAGATTTAGTAGCAGTTTCTTTATTTGGCTCTGCTTTCTTCTCAACTTCTGTACTATTTGCTTTAGACTCATCACTTTCTTCAGCTTTCGTTTCAGTTGTTGGCTCCGCTTTGTCATTGGTATCAGCTTTATCTTCAGGAGAATCGGCGGTTGGTTCTGGTGATTTAGAAACTTCTGTTGATGGGACTTCTGTTTCATTAGCTGTTTGTTTGCTCTTATTGATAATTTCTTGAGCTTGTTCTGTTGTCATACTCATACAGGGTGACTTCCTATCTTTACCGGTATTTGTTAAATTGTACTGGCTACCGTTGCCATAATACATTCAATAATTAGTTAAATGGACGATTAGAGAATCGAACTCTACACACTATGCTTGCAAAGCACGGTCGCCTCCTTGGTACATGACCGCCCAAATGTAGTTAATAATTAGAGCAGTTCTAATGTAATTTAGTTCTATTTGGTGTACCAATATCTTCAAGGAAAGGACCATATAAAGCATCTACATAATCATTATAAGCCTGTTTATAATCGTTATAATACTGTTTAGCAGAGTTATATGGTATTACATCTTCATCAAAGTCTACTCTTACATTTCTTTGATTAATATCATCCTGTAATAACTTCTTATCAAAGTCAAATACATTCTTATCTGGTACTGGTCTTAAAGGTGTTTCCATAGAATATACATTCCCATAATCATTAAATCCTGGATGTCTATATTGTTTAGTCTTTGGATTATATAATACTACATTATCCATAGGAACCCTTTCAGTTGTTGGTACATTTAACATTACTTGCTCACCCCTACGAGGTTTAGCCTTTGATACTTTATCATATAACTCATCCATTCTATTATAAGCATCAATTCGTCTACCTAGTGGATTATAATAAGGCTGAGCATAACTCGGTTCAATTCCATATTCACCAAATGCTTCACTTGGAACACCAATATCACTATTAGCTACTGCAACTGGGTTCTTATCTTCTAATGCTGGTGCTTTCTCAAACATAGCATTAGTATAATCTATTCCCTTTGATAATTCAGCCGCATTCATTGGTTTAGTTTCTTTAATGGCATTATTAAAGTAATTAGAAGGACCTTCATAAGCTGAGTTACGATATCTAAAGAAATCTCCAGTTTCTTCATCAAACCCATAAGCTTTGTACTTTCTAGAACCAGGTTCTTTAACAAGTATTAAATCATTATAACCTTTAGCACTTCCAAATTCTGTTCCTGGCTTAAATTTAGCAATCTTCGCTTTAGCTTTAGCTGGTTTGGGAATAGGTGCACCAAATAATATAGCTTCTTTAGCAGCATCAATAGGTTCACCTGCTAACAAACTACCCAATATAGGTGTTTCACTAGCTGCAACCTTTACAGTTTCTCTTATATCCCCTTCAGGATTATTATAGATATGTCTCAAAGTTCTATTATATGGAACAAAGGAGATTAGTTCTTCCTTGATTGCATCAGGATTTAATCTGAATGAAATAAACCCTTTATTTGGGTCATAAGGTTTAAGATTATCTGCCATTGAATTTCTCTCCTATACTTGGACTATTGATAATTTCTGCAACTTGATCTGGTGTCTTATAATATGAATATATCTTGTTTCCAAGTTGTACTTGCATAGCATTACTGTATGGGTCATAATCTATATCACCAACCCATGAAGAAGACTGAGATATATTTCTACGAGGATATTGGTCATCCCAATACTTTGGATATTCTGCTTCTCTCAAAGCAGCTTGTGCTCTTAACTGTTGAATAGCCATCAATCTAGCTGGACCTTCTAACATCATAGCTTCACGATAACCTGGAAGATTTCTTTCATCCAATAGTTCTTCGTGTTCTGCAGGAGTCTGCCTAAAGGCGGCTTGTCTATCGCCGCTCTTTAGTACATTGTTAGATAATCCAGCACCTGTTAGAATATTAAATAACATGATTTACATCCCCATATCACTTAATGCGTCTTGATAACCTTCTAGTTTAGCATCAGTTTCTCTTTCAGCTTGGTCAATGTTCTGTTCAGCTGCTTTAAGATTTATTTCTTGCTGTTTCAAGTTAGCATTGTCTCCATCTTTAGCAGCTTGAGCATCAAGTTTAGCACCTTCAAGTAACATCTTATCTTGTTCGGAAACTGTGAATTTCTGCCAATCAAGTTCTCTCTGTTCACGATTATTCATGATATTGATTTGGCTCATAGTTAACTGTTCACGAAGCTGTTTGTTCTCTTGTTTGGTTAATTCAAGTTCACCCATAACTTCATCAAATTGAGACTGTAATTGTTTCATCTGGTGAATTGCAGTTGGGTCTTGCATATCGGAAACAAAGTTTACATCTGGTGGCAAATTAGCAACAATGTTGCGGCTCAATTCATCACCCAAATCATTCTTCAATGTATCAGCAAAGTACTTAGCAATAATTGGTTTCATTGTATCTGGCATAATTGTACCGAGAGCAGAAAGTTCTTGACGAATCTTCATTTCTCTAGTGATTACAGAAGGACCATTCTCCAATGAGAATTTAAGGTCTTGACCACCAGTTAACATTTCAATTACAATTCTACCCAAAGTTCTCATAGCTTTATAAGCATTGTTATAATAGTTAGCTGTATTAGATTCTTTAGATGTTTCTTGACGAAGGATTTCTGTTGCAGTTCTTTCTCTCTGGTCAACAATACCAGCTAATGGAATACCCAATGTATCTTCCATCAAAGTTCTACATGTACTGATAGTATTCTGTAAGTCACCAGTTTCAAATGATTCTGTTAATGGAACAGGTTGATGTTCACCTTTCCATAATACAGCTACAGTATCATCTTGGTTAACTGCGGCAAGTTCTTTCTCTAGTCCATCAATAGCATCTATATTAACCATATAGTTTGCTTTAGGACTTCTACCACATCTTTCAATCAAAGTAGAATAAGCTATATTAGCACCAAGTTCAAGTGTTAATGTTTGTTGTACAATACCATTATAATTGATCTGATTATCTTCATAGATTTCATTACCAGATAATCTAATGATAGGGATATATTTAATAGGAAGTTCAGCTTGTTGTACAATCTTATCACCAACAATCTTATAGAAATCAACAAAGCCATTGTCATTCTTTGTATAATAAGAAATAACTGCAACGGAATCTGCTGGGAGTTTCCATTGTTTATATGGAGTGAAATCTATATAGCAAGTTGTTTGTGGATAATTCATTGGTACAACATCTTCACCATATAATCTCTTGGCTTTACGAGTAGAAATATAATTAATTACAGCACCTTCTTCAGCATCACTACAATCCACATTTACACAGTTTGGGTCAACAGCAATACTGTCAATATGAGTAGCAGTTTCAATTACCACTTTAGGTTCCATAGTTAATTCATCTTCTACAGTTGTAACAACAAGATAACCATAACCTGTTAATACTGCTTTACGGAAAGCATCAATCATAGCAGATTTAGTATCTGTATCATCTTCCAAATTGTCTATATTCTCTTGTACAAATTCAAGCTCGTTTCTCTTGTCAGTTAATTCAACATGCCAAGGTGAATTGCTAATCGGTGAAGATATAGCATTTACCATTGGATTCCAGTTATTTAAAGATAGATTAACACGATTCTTTCTGTTATACTCTTTCATGTATTCAGTATTCCAGAAATCACCTGAATATCGTTTCAAATCATTAACTGCTCTGATAATTGTTCTTGAATAACGAGCATCAGATTTATTTAGAAATTCTCTACATTGGTCTATTATTGCGTCCATTAGCAACCTCTTTGTCAATAATTAGCCCTTCTTATCCAACTGACGGATTCTCAAAGAACAATTTACTTGTGTTCCATTAAACCAGCCAGGTCCTTTACCCAATATGAAGTTACGGATTTGCCATTCTTCTGTATTTGAATATGGGTCACGAGCCAAATCTGGTACAATGAAATTATGACTATTATCAAGATTTACATACTTAGAATAAGATGATAATCTACACTGAACAACAGATGGACCGTAGATACTTGAGTTATAGTTATATATTGTACCACCTTCAGCAACATAGTTTACGTTTGGATTCAAATAAATTGGGTCACTACCAGATCTTTGTCCACCTGGAGCTGGGTTATCAATCAATGAGAATTCAAGGTCAACTGTAGCATCATAGTAACCAATGATGAACATTCTCATCTTTGTGAAGTAATTTCTCATAGTATCCGCATAAGATGCAGTACTAGATGTAGAAATGTTAGTACCCCAACGAATTGACTCAACTAACATACCAAGTGTTTCAGTTAACATACCATTATATGCGTCAGATGGTAATGTACCACCTGGGATAATTGGAACTTGATGCATTTCTAAAGTACATTCAAATCCACCAACATTGTTTACATAAGTATAGTAATTCAATCTATCAGATGCCATACAACCTAAACGAGTAATTTCCCAAGCATCTAAACTAGATAAATTACTTCTGTTGTTCTGTATAACGAGTGAGTCAACTAATACATGATGAGCACCGTGAATAGATAAAGCAGATTCACCATCAATAATTAACTTACCATTAAATATGTTGTTATCAAGATAACTGTGAATATAGTGACTAACTTCAACTGTGTTAGATAAATATGTTACAGTTCTAGGAACTCCAGGTTCAGCAATTAACTTAAGTGTATTGTTAATCTGAGAATCTTTAACAACGGAATTCATTGCTTCGTTAGCACACATTACAATAGAATCATAAGATGTGAATGATTTCCATCTATAAAGTCCATTATAATCACCTTGTAATGTACTACTGCGTAGAGAAATTGTTGGGTTTCTATCTGCCGTAATAATTGCAGTATCGTCTAATGTAATATTAGAATCATTTGCTGAAATTACACAGTTTGCTCCTAATCTTAATTTAACAGAACAATTAATCAAGGTTAAATTCAAACCAGCAGGGATTTGATAATAACCAACACAGTTCTCTAATACGTATGTTGTAACTTGTCCACCGAGAGTTTCAAGTGGATAACGATTAGCATATAAGTTCTTTAAGTTTGTAATCCAAATTGTATTACTCTGTATCTTATTTGCAGCCCAGTTGTTAATTGGTTTACCAACATTTGGCAAATTACGGAAATCAAAGAAAGCATCGCCATCCATAGTTTGACGAATCTGCTTATACAACCACATATTATTGCGGAAGTCATCCATATCAATTTGGCAGTTTGTACACAAACCGGCAAGTGATACTGTATAATCACCGGATGTTACGAACATTCTTTCTGTTAATTTACAGTTATTGAAGGTGTTGTTAATACTGTTGTTATTATCCGAACCAATGTTACCATTCTCTTCAAAGGTACAATGATTGAAGTTAAATCCATAGATGTACATTCTAGGGTCAATGTGAGCATCTTGCCAATTCTTCTGGTCTGTATATTTGTCCAATACTACATTCTCATAACCAGTATAAGATTTAGCATCCCAACTTGTCTTAACATTCTTTGCGATTAGATTAGTATTTCTCTGTACAAAGTGTGGATTACCCTGCCATTCACCACCAATAGTGGAGTCATTCTCATCAAAGAACTGAATACCCTTTGAAACAATAATTGGGTTATTTGAAGTAACATTTAAACTTCTATATCTGTACCAAATATAATCACCATTTGTATCCAAGAAAGGGCTAATACCCTTGGAATTACAGTATCCAAAGAGATTAGTCAATCTATAAGTCTGTTCAGTTGTATTATAGGAATTACTTGGGAATACACCAAAGTGTCTTGAATCACAGTGATGAGTTGGTTGAACCATTATCCATCTACCAGTGATTTCATATTCATACTTAATAATAGAACCTTCATTATCTGCGTCAGTTGATTCAGGGTCCCAATAATAGTTAATTGGTTCTTTATCACCAAGTTTATTATAACCCAATAGAGTAATGACCTTAATACCATTTATTTCTGGCACATCTTCTACATCAAGCAATCTTAAATCGTTAATAGTAGAAACACAGTATGTTCCAGTACTTTCAACAGTTCTTGATAAAGTGTTCTGGTTCTCAATAGTATATTGTAGAGTCCATTTAGTTTGGTCAGATGTGTTAATACCTTCTTGAGCAGACCAAATACCATTACCAATATACTTATAGAAATAAGCAACGCAGTCTTCGTCAATAAATACCTGATGTTGAGTTCTGCCATAAATGTCAGTTAACTGTGGATTATCAAGAGCAGTTCCATCACTATCAAATATAGGAGCAACTGTTGTTCCATCCTTTACCATAAACTGTACACAGCCATGCAAA